AACAACTCCTAGTGGAGATTGTCCAATACCATTCATGGCAGCAGAAGTGATAGGTTGTAACGGGTGCGCCCATGGTAAATCTTCCGTTGGAAGAATACTTTTATCATCTGTGTGAAGACCTAATACTCTAACTTGGCAACGACCAAGTTTCAGTGGATCATTTCTATTTTCAACAACACCAGTATATAACATTAGTTACCACCCTTAAAAACGTCTTTAATATATGAATCCTTTATAAGCTCAATTGTGCATTCATGAGACTTTTGTGTGATAAAGTGATTGATTGCCGAGACCAGATAACGCCCAGAGAAAATCTTATCTGATATTTCTGATAACGTATCTCTGTCTTTAATAGGCTCTACTTGAAAAGATTGAATAACTACAGTTTGACCAACAGTATAATCCAGTCGACCAGGAACTGTTATAGTTAGCTTGAAGTCATTCGCTTGATTTAATTCAGATATTCTTCTTTGTAAAAACTTTATATTGGATACGTCATCAAACCCTGTAAATTGCATAGTGCTTTTTGGAACAAGCAACATCTTTGATGTATAGTATGCAGGCAGGTTAGTAGAAACAGTTGGAAATGCGTTCAAGTGTTTCTTTTCTTTGAAGTTGTTGAATATATCAAAGTTTCTGATGTCTATTTGTTTACTCGTTAAATCATACGAATGCAATCTAGAAGCAATCATACCATTACGTAAACGTTCCATGGTATTAAAGCCATCAGTGACTGAAAATGTAGATATCTTTTTATAATCATGATTGAAGTCTCTATTGGCTGAACCAGAATTAGAGATATTACGAGTTGAATTTGAATAATTAAATTTCTGAACGGGTTTATTATCACTTGACATCAATAAGTCTAATGAACCAAAGTTAAAGCCATCGCGATTCTCAAAAAATACATAAGAAGGAGATCCTGTTTTATTCAATGCTCTATCTGCAAGATAATTCATATTTCGTACAGGTGACCAATAATTAGAAACATACTTTATACTATTTTTACTCTCTTCAATGTTTAATTTCTTAACAGTATCGAATGCTGCAGATTTATCCGTCAATACCTCTCGTGCAATCTCAGAAACCTTTCCCTGATATCCACGGCTCATTTTAACGTTTACATCATTTAAGAATTCTTTGGATATAAAAGACATTTCATATACAACACTTCGGTCACCATCATATTCACGATCCTTCATTTTATGAATATAAAATTGCCCTTCTATTTTTCCACCATTGCGTTCTAATGATGGAGTATATACAATAAGGCTGAGAGTTTCTTGTCCGACGAATGGTAAAGCATTAACAAAGTCTAAGGAATCTCTGAAAATTACAGTACCACTAATAAATGGAGAATATAAATCTTCGAAAATCTGTAGACCTATCAGTTGTCCTTTAACAGAGAACTCTACTCCAGCAGATGATATAACAGAACATTTTTGAACTGTAACATCACCTGCAAAACTTAATGTTTGTGTATTTTCTGCCATATTAAATTTGCATCATGTCTGAATATTCGCTAATTATCTGATCTAAGTATATCTTTGGTATAACTTTTAAGATGCGTTTCTTTTCATTTTGTAAAATCTCATACTCGTAGTTAGTTACAGATAAAACATCCAATGGATATTGTACATCTTCTGCTCGAAACTCTCCAAGATATTCTTCTACAGTAGCACCTGCAGCATCTTCAACATAATTATATGCTTGAACTAACTCACCAGTTTTAAACCCACTGGTAGACAAAAGAACATCTAATCTTAAGTTTTCTGCGTCTAATTCTTTAACATAGCCAGTATAAATTCCATTTTTAGTTTGTTTTTTAATGACAGTACCAATTTTAATCTTATTGATCAAGTACTGCCCTTCTTCTTCCAAATAAACATTTTCAGCAAGTATAAACTGATTACCTTGTATTCTATTTCTTTGGGTGTTAGTGAAGTAACTTATGTCATGCTTTCTATCACCATACTTAGATTCTATCATTATATCTAACTTGTTAACAGAAAGTGGAAAGTCTTGTATATAATCAAACTTAGAGTTAGCAAGCATTAGAACCCAATGGTAGTATGGAGTTCCATATAGCTTTTCTGATATAATTTCTGGAGTTTCTCCATCAATTATACGATAGTCTTCATACAACAATAGCGACTGTAAAAAGTCTTTTCTAAAACGAACATTCTTTGTTATGTCTTTAACAAAGATAAACTCATTACTTCCATCTACTTTAGCTGGAAAATCGTATGGTATCTTATTAAATTCTTCGAAGTACATATATTAATATCCCTTAGCGATTTCACTCTTAGTCAAGATAGCTAGTTCCTTGAAGGTCATTTGAATGTTTATCTGAGTAGGAGAACCGTCTGCAAATGTAGCAAAATTAGCATTTGGGGTATAGTTAACAGAAAGGTTAGTCAATACGCAAGACGTATGCTTGAATATAGCTTTATTTTCATTCATCAAATGGTAGTAGTGAATATCAAACTCAGACGGGTAGATGTAAATAAAGCTATCCTGGTCTTTAAATTCTGGATGCATGTGTAACTTAAACATCTCAACAATTCGCATAATATTTGCAGCTTCGGTTGACGAACGTGGTGCAAATTGGTAATCGAATGTAAATGTTCTAAAATCAACACCCTTAAACAGTTGTTCTTTCTTTGGGTTGTATGCCAATCCAGACATGGCAGAAAGTGCGCCACCAACTCCAGGTAAAGAAAGCGCAGCACCTGTTAGTGCACTTCCAACTACACCACCAGCATCTTTAGCGGGTTGTTTGACAGACATTTCTGCCACAGCTTTGGCTCCAGCTTCACCCAATTTAGCACCAACCTGAAATAATCCAGTATCTTCAGCGTCCCATTGCATACTGTAGTTAGCCGTTAACTGGTTTGGTACGTGCAAGGCGATAGCAGTCTTTAAACGTTTTTGCTGGCGACTCATCTTACCACCGACTTGACCAGAAACAACTCCAGCTGCAGCGGAACCTATACCACCAGCAATTAAAGCATCTTTCAAAGTGGAAGAAGAGCTGCCACTACCACCCAAATTACTTAAAATAGTACCACCCAATGCACCGACAGCAAAACCCCCACCCAGCGCAGCAGCAGTACCATAGCCTTCTTGATTTATTCTAGCTCGAAAACGCTCAGAGTCGCCAATATCTACAGTTTCTTGTTTTTCATCTTTAAGTAGTTTCGAGTCTTCAGGAACGTTTACATAGAATACAACGTAGTTGCCACCATAAATTTGTCGAGATGAAAACAAGTCTTCAGGATACGTTAGTTGATCAATACTGTACTTTTTATCTACAGGACTTGAAAATCTGCCTTCTTGTTGATTGGGATTAGAACCTGCAGCAGTTCCACCAATCATTGAAGTGGATGAAAGATCACCTAGTGAGCCGAATTGGTCTAGCGATAATGATTCAAATGCATTGGAGAATAAATCCATTTTAACCCTAAATAGTTATTGGTAAATTGCAATCACTATTATTTATGTTCCACAAGAGAAGATACATCCCTGTAAATGCACAAAAGTATAGCGGCGACCCAACGAACATAATTATGCGTTCGTCTTGGGAGACTAAGTTCGCCTCATGGTGCGACCATAATCCTAGTGTAATAAAGTGGAAATCTGAGGAAACCATCGTTCCATACAGATGTCCTTTAGATAACAAAATACATCGTTATTTCGTAGACTTTCAAATTCAAATAAAAGACAAAAACGGTGTGTTAAAAACCTATTTGATAGAGATCAAGCCAGATGCTCAGACTCGCCCTCCAGTTCCAGGTAAAAAGACCAAAAGATATCTAATGGAAAGTGCTACGTATATAAAGAACCAAGCTAAATGGGAAGCTGCTAAAAACTGGGCTAAAGACCGAGGATATGGGTTTACAATCCTAACAGAACACCACTTAGGTATCAAATAAATAAACAATGGCAAGCACTAATAAACCACTACAAGATCTGTTCGTAAAACACCATTACGACATGGACAATATGCGCCGTAAGTCTTCTGCATGGTTCAACCAGCAAGTTGCACTTATGGCTGGAAAACGCATAACTCCAAATAAAATTCTACAAAACAATTTAAGCTCCCTTGGTACAAAGGTGCTGCCAGGTAACTTATATTTATATTACTACGATCCTAAAACAAAAGACACGTTACCATACTATGATAGGTTTCCAATGGTATTCCCATGGAAAGCCAACAAAGATGGGTTTATTGGATTGAATATGCATTACCTTCCATATCAGCTTAGAGTAAAGCTAATGGACAATTTATTGGTGTTTAGAAACAACGATAAGATGGATCAAACAACAAAACTTCGTTATTCTTGGCAGCTAATTGATGGTATAGCAAAGTTTGGTTTAGCAAAACCGTGCGTGAAGCAATATCTGTATTCTCATGTTCAATCTCCGTTTGTTCGAGTCGAAGCAAATGATTGGGGAACTGCTATGATGATGCCTGTTGAGAGATTTGTCAAGGCAGGAAAAGATCAAGTATGGTTAGACTCACGTAGGAAAATATGACAACACTATCATCATTTATATCAGAAGTTAAAACTGGAGCTCTGGCAAAGACAAGCCATTACTCCATAAATTTCACACCACCTAATATATTCTTTGGAACTACATTAAACTCTAGCAACCAGGTGCGCAAACTGCTGCTATATTGTAACTCAGCGCAGCTACCTGGAATTAACATTTCTACATTTCAATCTAGAACATTTGGTGAAACTAGAGAAATGCCATACGATAAGCTATATGATAACGTATCCCTTTCTTTTTATGTAGACAGAGATATGTACATAAAGAAATTCTTTGATACATGGGTTGATGGTATTCAAAATCCAACTACCAGAACATTTGAATATTATGATCAGTACACTACAGATATTGAAATACGTATTCAAGACGTTAGTGAAACCACCACGTATATTGTTAAGTTATTTGAAGCATATCCAAAAACAATCTCACCAATAACTATTGGGTATGATCAAAAAGAAGTTATGCAACTTCAAGTTTCTATGAACTACAAGTATTGGCAGTCTCAATTGGTATCATCTGCAAATTTAACAAAAGAAGGTCCGTTACAAGGTGTAGCAGATCCATTCACACAACTAACAACAGAGTTGGAGATACCATTTAATATGGACACATTTATGAATCCAGGTGACTTTATTTCCCAACAATTAGTAGATTTGCAAGGTCTTGGTAATTTTGTAAATACTAATTTGGGCTCATTAAAAGACTTTTTCGGGTAAGGTAAACAAAATGGAAAATAACAAACAAGAAGAACTAAAAATCGCCCAAGAAGATTGGATGGTTAAAAAGTGGCGTCCAGCTATGGGTTGGACATACATGGTAATCTGTATCTTAGACATGGCAGTATTCCCAGTTTTATGGAGTTTACTACAAGCATTAAGTTCTGGTCAAGTAAATAGCCAATGGAATCCACTAACACTACAAGGTGCTGGATTATTCCACTTGGCAATGGGTGCAGTTCTAGGTATTGCCGCATGGTCTCGCGGACAAGAAAAGATGGCTGGCGCAGCTGTTGGTGGAGGTGCTATGCCTAGTTCTCCAATGGGAAGCCCGATGCAAAGTCCACAACCAATGGGGCTAAATACTCCTGCAGTGGCACCAAGACCAATGCCAATGATGAGACAAACCACAACTACAACCTTTGACTTAGATCCTGGAGATCCACAAGTTAGAAACACAAGAAACGATTGACATGAAAATTGATGATAGATTATCTGAGGTGTTTGACTTGGAACCTACAACTACGGTTCCATTAGTTATTGATGCAACTACATCATTGCAAGTTAATGACAAGATTGAATCTGATTATGATAAGTCCAGAACTAATCTACATGAACTTTTGATAAAGGGGCAAGAAGCTCTTAATTATGCTCTTGATGTTGCTAAACAAAGCGAGCACCCAAGAGCATTTGAAGTTGTTGGTAATTTGATGAAGCAACTAGCTGATGTCAACCAGCAGTTGTTGGATATACATCAGCAGAAACAAAAGCTAGATGCTCCATCAAAGGCAGAAGCAGCAAAAAATGTGACAAACAATAACGCTATCTTTGTAGGTAGCACATCTGAATTGAGTAAAATGATCAAGAATATGGCTAAAGGAGAATAACATTATGGCATTACCATTAAACAACACACCCATTTACAACCTTACAATTCCTTCCACGAATCAAAATGTTAGATTTAGACCATTTGTAGTTAGGGAAGAAAAAGCACTACTGATTGCCCAACAAAGTGAAGATTCAAAGGTAATGGTAGACACGCTAAAGTCTGTAATCAAGTCATGCGTCAAGGATCCTATTGAAGTAGACAAACTAGCTATCTTTGATCTTGAATACATTTTTACCCAGCTGCGTGCAAGATCAGTTGGTGAAATCGTAGAACTTATTATGTCGTGCGATGAAGACCACGGCGAAAAAGATAAGTTGGCTAAAGTAAAGGTTAACGTGGACTTAACCAAGTTAGCTGTAACGATAAACGAAAATCACACAAATAAAATTCCATTGTTTGATGATGTTGGAATCGTTATGAAGTATCCGTCAATTGACATTCTAAAGAAACTAGAATCAATTGATGCCATCGTAGAGCAAGAAGTCGAATCTGTCTTTAGCATTGTGCTAGAATGCATTGACTATATCTACGATTCAAGTGAAGTGTACCATGCAAAAGAGCAAACAAAACAAGAGTTGATAGACTTTATTGAAAATCTATCTTCGGAACAGTTTAAAAGGGTTCAAGCATTCTTTGAGACGCTACCGAAATTATCACATATGGTAGAATATAATTGCCCAGTTTGTGGCAAGCATCATGAAGTTTCAATGGAAGGGCTTGAAAGTTTTTTTTGATATCGCTCGGACACGAGAGTCTTCATAATTTTTACAAGCTAAATTTCGCACTTATGCAATATCACAAGTACTCTTTAGCTGATATCGAAGACATGATGCCATTCGAGCGCGAAATTTACATTGCTATGCTGATCCAATTCCTAGAAGAAGAAAAACAAAGATTAGAGAGTAAAACCTAATGAAGAACATAACAGTCAAGCAAGCAGAGCATTTAAAAAAACTTGAGGTGCTGAACAACCAAGATAATGTATATAAATTAAATGCTAGCCGCAACAATTCTTCTATTGCTAGTGAGATCAAGCAGAATGAAGAGATGAATGTCAATCTTAAAAAGATTGATAAAACTTTAAAAGATACTCTTGGGGACAAAGGTAAACTAAACAGTAACGTTATCAAACTGGCTGACTGGATTAAAAAGAATACAGCAAAAGCACTACCAGAAACGGGTAAGGCAAAAACACCAAAATCTGCATTGACTGCAGATCAAGCTAAATCAATAACTGGTGAAGCAATGGGAAGAAGAACATACCGTGGTGTTGGTGAACGTGTAGAAGGTGTCAAGGATCAGCTAAAAGACTTTTTCTCTGTTCGTGGATTCTTAGATAAAACAGGAATCGTTAAACGTGGTACTGGTGGGATTTTCTCTGATGCTCTAGATCGTCGTGAAGAAAAACAAAAGTATATCAAGGCGAGAATGGAAACAAAGGGAACTACCTTTGGCGATGAAAAGACTTTTGCACGTCAGTTCGATGAGCAGCAGGATACTCAACGAAAGATGAGAAAGAATGAGTCTGTAATAAAAGGTTATGAAGAGCTAGGATTCAAAGATACTCAAATAAAAAGATCTGATGCATTCAAAGAACGTGGTGTACTAGCTGAACAACTAATCAAATCAGATACACGAGTTCGCCCTAGTAAAGAAACTGAAAAAGAAGGTCCACTAGTCAAGTCCAATACTAAAAAGCTAGCCGCTGAAGCAGATTTATCTGAAAACGAACTTGAAAATTCTCGTTTGATGAACGAACAAACAGAACTGCTGCGTAGTATTGAAGAAAATACTCGTGACAAAAGCCTGGCTGCCACGAAAAAAAGAGCGGAAGAAGGTTCAGGTGGAGGATTCCTAGGTGGAATAATGGGCATGCTGGGTAAGTCTCTAATGACTGCATTTAAAGCACTATTCAATCCAGCTGTGTTATTAAAGTTCTTAACTAAGTTCTTAGCTCCTGCCATGCTAATTGGTGGTATCATCAACGGCATCATGGATGGATGGAATGCATTTATAGAAGGTGGCTCATTCTCTGATGTTATCATTGCTGGATTAGGCGGTGTCCTTGAATTCTTATCATTTGGCTTGTTTGATGCAGATACCATCAAGAACATAGTAGGTGCCGTAAGTGGATTCGTAGATGAGTATGTTATCGAACCAATAAAGAATTTCATTGGATTCTTGGGTGAGTCATTCGACAAGTACATCAAAGAACCTATCCTTGGTGCTTTTGAGTATATCGGTAACCTGTTCACTGAGTATATCATCAATCCAGTTAAAGAGTTCTTTGCTCCAGTAGCAGATTTCTTTAAGAAGATTAAAGAGCAGGTATTTGGATTCTTAGAAGACTTTGGTATTCCTGAGATCGGTTTCACTATCCCAGTTATCAATAAGAAAGTTTCTATTGGTCCGTTCTATCCATTCAGACCAGAACAAGGAACAAACCGTGTAGCATCGAATAAAGAGATGTCATCATCATCTTCTGCTGGTGGTGAAAAAGATTCATTCAATCAAAACATCGTAACAAGTGGTAAAACTGCTTACAAAAATAAAGATGGTAGTATTAGATACGGCGAAGATAAAACCAACGTTTTATCTGTGGGTGAAAAAACTGTAAACGGTAAATCAACCTTCACAGATAACTTTGCTCAATTTGATCCTAAGACTGGAAAATCATTTCTCACTGGAGATGCTGCTGGAGCAGATGGTGAAAGAGAAATTTCAAAGCGTGCATTTAACAAAATTAAAGCTAATGCAAAAGAAGGTGGGTCTGCTGATAAAGTTGCTGAGATCGTTAAAGAAGATGACGCATATCAGAAACTTGGCTTCTTAGACAAGCGTAAGGTAGACTTTGGTCTCGCCAAAGCTACAGAACTAGCTGCAGTTGAACCATCAAAAGCTGGCGGTGCAGTATACAATAAGTCTGCTGACAATGCTGGCGCTGCACAGAAACCTGCTGGTGGATCTGTTAATACTGTTGTAGCTCCAACCACTAACGTTAACAACAACACTACGCAAGTGACCAAAATGCCAACTAGAAATACGGATCCTAGTTTAACAAACTACGTAAACTCTAGATACGCTTATTAAAAAAGGGAGCCGAAGCTCCCTTTTCTTTATTGCTCAGCGGCAATTTTCTTGAAGTAAGACATAACGTCTTCATCATCGTCTGCATCAGCAGACTTAGCTTGCGGTGCAGGCTTTGATGCCTTTGGTACAAACGCTGGCGCAGATGGACGATCTTCTTCTTCTGCCATTTCTGCAGCGGACTTTCCAGAGAAAGAATCTCCAGACAATACCTGATCCAACTTCTTCTTAAGTTCATCGTAAGGCTTGAAGTTTTTACGATCAAGAAACTCAGACAACTTGTGTTGAGAGTTAACGATGCTCAACAGAGTGTCTTCATTATCAGATACTGCAGATGGCTCCATGAATGCAGACTCATCATAGTTTGAGTAGCCATCCTTCTTACGCATACGCAGTTTGAAGTTAGCACCTTCCCACAGATCAAATACGTTCAAAGGCTTTTCATCCTCGAAAGTAGGACGTGCTTTGTCCATGATCTTGTCAAAGACTTTCTTGCCGAAACGGAACAAGAATACCTTACCTTCATTCTCTGGATGCTTTGGATCAGATACAACCAAGATGTTTGCAGTAAATCCCAGCTTGCGCTTTTGCTTACGTACAATTTCTTTGTTTGCTTCAGAACCAGAGTTCCACAGTTTGGTGTTTAGATCGCTAACTGGATCATTCTCACCAAGAGTGGTCAGGGAGTTTTCCAGATACCACTTGCCAGTCGGACCTTGGAATCCGTGGCTGAAGATACGAACCCATGGGAGTTCATCACCTTCTACTCGAGGGAGGAAACGAATCGTTGCAGTACCATTGCCTGCCTTGTCGCCTTCGAGACGCCAAAAACGATTGTCTTGATAAGACTTAGAGTCTTGTTGGGGATTGGCAACTTTTTCGAATGCGCTAGTGATAGCACCGAAGTCAGAGTTGCGCATTTTGCGTAGTGATTGAATATCCATTTTAGTATTTCCTTGTATTAAATGTATTAACGTGTATTTTTAGTATGTTGAATTTGTATATCATCATGAATCTCGATCTCATCATTGAAGCTATCGTCATCAAAATCATAATCTTCTTCAACATAACTATTTATCGTTCGCATACCACCAGTTTTTTTACCACTGACATGCTTCTTTGGTTTTCCTGAATTACCACCAGAATAGTCATCTGACGGATTCTTTTTATAGGTCTTGCCCATATATTACAACTCTGCGAGTTCCTCTTTAAAAGATTGATAGATTGATTGCACTTTTTGCGAATCATACTTTACAAAACCGCGAGATTTATCAACTCTGCGGATCTCATTTTCCCATAACAATATCATAGAAGAATTACTCTTCCACGTTTCAATAACAGGTTCAAAGTCATCTATGATTCTCAATGTTTCTAACGATATCTGTTTTCCGAGGTACAGTGTAAGTATACTTGGATATTGATTAAAAGTAAAGTTTTTCACAGAACTTTCTTTGAGCTTTTTCTTGTAAGCATCCATAAGGATAGTGCTGCAATCATCAGAGAATATCTTTGTGATTGATTCTTTTCTGCGTGTCCATTCGATAAGGTTTGATTCTGCATCATCTTGCGAATAGACAACAGAGTCACTACCGTAGGCAAAGTTTGCGACGAAGTATTGGATAATGTCTTTGTCAACTGGGTATTTACGAGCCAGCTTTTCGAAAATATATCTATCATTCCTAGCATTAAATGCTTCACGAGTACCTTTAACAGCCCCACGATTTTTAAAAACATCAAAGTTATCCTTGGAGAAATGCAACTTAATTGCAATGTAATATTTGTATGCTTTAAATCCGTCCACTTCTTTTCTTCCTACATTCTTCTTTTACTTGTGGTGGGAAATCAGGAGCAAATTCTGCAATTGAACAATCATATCGAACAGTTCTATTTTCTTGGCTCATAATAACGAAGAATAAAGCACCATACATAATGACGCCCAAAACAATTGGAGCAAATAACCAAAAGTACTTAGACATCTAGTTGTGCCTGTTTAGGTAAGTAATTCATTTCTCGAAAATTCATCTCAATCTTATCTTTAAGAGACTTATTGATCAACTTGGAAACATCAGCAGGTTCAAGATAGTTATCTTTGCAATATTCCAACACAGCATCCATATGATTCAATCTGCGTTCTTGAACTAGCTGCTCAATGTGTAAAGAAAATTCGTTGGATGTTTTAAACATGATTCTTCTTTAGGTAATACTCAGCTGCCTTAATGACTTGTTCCAAGTCAGCATACTCTTTGGTTTTCTTATTGTAAAGTTTCCAGATGTTGGTGTTAGTGACCTTTGGATCCATCTTGTCGGAAAACTTATCCAAAAACATACTGAAGAATTTATCAAGCCGCATTTTATCAACAACAAGTGACTGATATAAACTAACAAGTTTATTGGTGTCACCATAAGTCGATGCATTAACAAGTTCATTATAAGATGTGTGCATTTTATCCTCTTCGCATTGTAGCGATTTCCTTAGCTTCTTGGTTTGAAAAAATTGGTACAGAATTGGACTTGTGCATAGTCCCGATACCCATGAGTTTATCTCCAGTGTAAACAGGAGAAGGTTTTAGAGCAGTACTACCGCCTACAGAATTAAGACTTGGAATCTTAGCTGTTTCACGGATGTAAGGTTTTGGTTGTTTATACTCAGTTGCAGGTGCTACAACTTTCTTGGGTTTATACTTATCAAGCATACGATCCCACTCAGCTTGCAACTCACGCTGCTTTGCTGTTTGTTTACGTTTCTTGGACTTACCTGGAGTAGTAAAGATCATCATAAACTTATTATACCCTAAAAGGGAATAAAAGTCAACATCTAAATTAATGACCCCTACATCAGTAGGGGTATACGTAAGGATTACTTTCTTGCAGCGTAGGCTATGCAAACAGTGTCTTGGCTGTTCGAGTATGCGCAGCGAACAGAAAGAGGATCAATTCCTTTCCCGAGAGCAACCTCAATATTAGCCCTAATTGCTTGCGTCTGATTGTAATTGTAATAGGCAGTGCAACCAATTAACGTCATCACTGTCAAACACAAACAAAGCCAAAACGCGATCATATCTTTTTCCATAATTACCATTCTCCATCATCAATAACAACTCTTGTCCAAAATGGACCAAGAGACAAAAAGAACCCATGTGCTTTTGGGTTCAGGTCATCGGGTTGTATCGTAGTAAAACGAACTTCCCAATGGAATGGGTTAACAACAAGCCCAATCCATATTCCAGAATGCTTAAGATAGTTCTTTAACATCATCGCATAATCCTAGTTTCTTTGCTTCAATAGCACTAAGCCAAACATCTTGAGGAGGCAATAGAACTTCTCTAATCTTAGCATCCGTCAATCCCGTACATTTCTTGTAGTGAGAAATCATTCGTTTAGTGGTTAAGTCAAATTCTTTAATCTGCGCAAACAATTCATGTTCCTTACCAAAAGCACCCCATGAGTATTGATGAGAAAGAATAGAAGTATTTGGTGTTAGAATTCGTTGACCCTTATCGCCAGAGATGAAAATCATCAATCCAGCAGAAGCAATTTGTCCAAGACCAATAGTTCTAATAGGAATGGCAGAGCCACGCATAGTATCAACTAATGCAAACGCAGCATTAAGATCTCCACCTGGAGAGCAGATAACCAAATTTAACATATCAGGTCGTTGTTCTCCAAAATTACATTCGAAGATCCACTCAACCGCACTCTTACAAGATTCTAACGTAATATCTTCCATTAACAAGAAGAAAGAATGTTTAGAATTCTGTTCTTCCTTTAGTTGAAGATTGAGTTTTTGCATCATGTTCATTACCTTTATAAAATATATGGCGTCCAATAACAACAGTCTTATGTAATTTCCATCCTGGGTTTACATAATCTGCATGGTAGTACAAAGAGCCCTTTGTTATGTCTACTATGTTTTCATAGTTTGAGTAGACATGAAGAGCTACTTTTCTAACTTCTTCGTATACTGCACTGTTTTTACGTGGTACGTTCATACAGAACCAAGAAAATTGACAAGTAGAATTTGTTTTCTGCTTGACAACTCCACACACGTCTTTTGGAAATGCAGGATGGTTAACTCTATTTAACGTTACCAGAGCAACAGCTACTTGACCCGATTGTGGTTCATACGCCGATTCATAATATATGTTATCTGCAAGACAGTCAATTTGCTTCTTGGCAGATGGTGTTAATTCTGAGTAATCAACATTAAGCAATCTTGGTTCTAAGGAACCAATAGTTTTAGCTGTGTAAAGCATAACGCAAATACTAAACACTGCAACTAAAATTTGAAATAATAGATACTTCTTTTCTTTTTGCATAGATCTCTCCTTTTGAAGTGAGTTATTCCCACTTCTGCTTCAGATAGACTTGCCAATAGTCTGGGGTATTAAAATTAAGATATGATACTTTACAGAGTATCAAGGGATGCAGGGTGGTGACTGGTCAGATTATAGGCTCTGACCAAGCCTCCTATTATTTAGGCTCTGCCTTCTTTTTAGGAACTGGCTTATTAGCAGAAGGTTCTGCTTTTTTACAGTCTTTTTGTTTCAGCGGATCGCACTTCTTTTCTGCTACAGGTTTCTTTGCAGGTGCTTTGGCAGGTTCAGCTGCAAAGGTAGTGCTAGCGAAAACTAAAGCCATTGTTGCTACTAAAAATTTCATGTTAATCTCCTATTGGTATTTCATTACATTGAACGGTGTCATTGGATTATCGTCAAAAATTTCATTCCAAACTTTTCTCCAATTTCGGATAAACCTCATATCATTCTTGTCTTCTTTAGGTACAAGAATGTCTGTGGTTGATTCTGTAGTATCTACAAAAATAGAATCACATCCCCATATATCTATCTGAGTACAACCGATACTTAGAAGATAATTTGCTGCATAGTGAGCAGCATTAAACCAATCCTGTGGTTTGAAAACAGCTAAGATGGTATACTTGTCTTCAATTTTGTATTCTTTCATCTTCGAAAAAACTTTAGTGCTAATAATCATTGGGCATGTTATGGCTTCTGGATTGTTCTTTAAAATATAAACAATCTCTTCATCACATACTACAGTAGCATCAACACTAAACTGGTCACCTGGAAAGTTACAACCGATAATGATATCACCAGAACGATTGTAAGCAGCTTTGCTTGGACCATTACCTAAAACAATACCTAACATCTAGCTTCCTTATTAGTGGTTGGTTATTCTGTTACGAGGAAACCAACCGAAACCCTAGTCAGCGTTTAGGCTGCCAATGCGTAGACAGAGTCGTTTGCATTTACTTTGTTTTGCTTCTTCGACCGAGTTTCCCCAATCCTACGGGTTTCACATTCCCGTGTTGCCGTCTCTACTATCTACCTCTGTCGAAACCAAGGCACCCCCATCAGTAAAACTCTTTAGCCATTCAGTGGCATCTGTTGAACTATCAAAGTAAGGAGAGATGCAACGCTTTTTGCTATCTATCCAAAAGTAGGTATAAGTATTCATCCCCGAATCTCTATACTTGATAAGTTCCATAAAAGTCCTATTGGTGGAGGTGGTGGGAGTCGAACCCACGTCCAGAAGTCCTTCGCTTTGAAGGGATTACAACAATTCCTTATAAACCTCCGTTTGGTTGAGTTGCTTTTACAAGCATTACTCTACCGTTTGCAGAGATCTGTAATTTAAACATATCGCCATCTTTCCATCCATTAGGTAAAGTTCCCCAAACTTGGTCAGGTTTCTTTTCCTGTGATGCAAGATGCAATTCTTCGTCAAACAGAATGTATCCATCCGAAAGATCAAAATGGTAATCAATGTATAACATGATTATACCCCTTAATTATTTGCAAGTCAAATATTATGGGCATTCTTGTAGTCTAAACGCAATTTTCTGAATCCACCGATCCAGTTGTCACGCTTCTCAATAAACAGTCGTGGATCATCGTTCTCCACACCCATGATAATTACTAGCCTACCAATTGGAATGCCTGTGCGTTCTTCAAACGCAACTGCGTATGCAGCTGTTTGCATGAAGTAATTATATATATCTTCCCGATCTTTGGGTTTATTTGCAGTCTTGAAATCTATGACTGATAGCTTACCTTGAAACTCAGCAATGCAATCTACTGTTCCTGCAACTTCTAAGAAGTCAGAGTACAGCGGTGTTTCTAAGCAGTGGATGTTATCGATGTCATCCAACCAGAGTTTCATTGAATTGAAGATCTCTGCGTCAAAGATATCTGGCTCAGGATTGTTACCTAGCAGGTAATGTTCACAGAGGGTGTGAACTCTTGTTCCTCTGGCAGATGCCCTTGCGGATACCCTGTTTGCTTCTTCATTACCAACCCTGCGGCGCCACTCTGCAATTCCTTTTGCTGAATGTAGGGACGTAACGGTGGTGACCGATGGATAGGCTCTACCCGACGGTGTTTTATAAACTCGTGTGCCATCTGGTGCAGTGGTGCGTTCAAGTTTGGGTAGATCATGATGTATAAAGGTTTTCATTCTTGAGTAAATGGGTTTTTGATTCCCATTTGTTTTAAATTTTCTTCATCTAGCTCAGGGATAAACCTCAAGCCGCAGATGCTTCTAAATGGATTGTCTGTTATCCCTCTATGCAATATTGTAGTATTTACAACCATAGGTCGTATAACTTCTACTCTTGCAATTTCTTCAGCAGCGCCCGCATAAGTCCAAGCAAAATTACTAGGAGCATGTAGTCCCATTTTACCTGAATCTATCAATGTAGTCAAATTTGTTTTGTAAAATGCAGTGTAAGAATTTTCACAGTGCTTTAAAGCAAAATTTAAAGAACACTGAGTGTATGCTGGATCATATGAATCTACATGGATAACAGATGATGTTACTTGATTCGAAGAAAACAGAAACCTATTCAATTTTGTAAGAATACCACATTCTTGTAAATAGCATTTTAATGTAGGGCAGGCATCTATACCATCTTCTGCAGAAACATTAACATAAAATGGATTAGTTCTGCGCTTCAAATGCACAACATCTTCAGACAACTTAATAAGTTCTGTTGTTATGCTGTCCAAATTTGGAACATCAACATAACTGTAAATCCAATTAGTTCTAATCGGATTGTACATATCCAGCTTTAGTTAATACATTTTTGCAGTAATCAAATGAGTAGTTAGGGGAAGCAAAATTCCATCCGAATGCGGTTCGTTCTATATTAGAAGTATTTCTAACACTATGCCACTCATGCACATTATTTAAATATGCACTCTCATTGACAGAAAATGAATAATCTGCTTTTGGAAAAACTTGAATAGATTGACTGTTTTTAGTTGGTAATTTTGGTATATTATAATATTCAGAAATACACCTATCAGAACATCCAGAAATAGGAAAATAAATCGCGTTTGGTCTCCAAGCTCTATCAACATGAGGAACCATAACAGCACCAGGTGTTATTTTGGTTATTGTGGCAGATTGCCCCATAAAAGGTAAGATATCAGAGAACTCTTGCCATAAAGGATCATTCTGACACTCCTCAGATACAATTCCTTTGTGAGCATGTCCAATATCAGCACCCTTTCCTGTTTCCCATGTAGAACCTGTTTTCCATAAAGCAATAACACCAGTTCCTGCATATTTCTCAGGCATGTGTGGATAAAAATACTTATGATAAATTTGAACTATAGCATTTAATTGAGTTTCATTGAAATTCAATTTTAGAAAAAAGTCGCTAGCTGGTCTCATAGAAATTTACCTATAATTTTGTCTTCTTCAAGGTAACCCAATCTATAAAGAATTGGTGTGAAATCTATGGAATTTTTAACATGCCAAGTTATTTTATCAGCACCCAGTTCTTTCATTTTATTCTCGCAGAATTTTAACAATTTGATTCCAGTCATACCTTTTCTATATTCTTCTTTTAAATACAGAACGTCATTGCTGGCTACATTAAGATCCCTGTAATGAATATGGTTATTTAAAAAGAATGCTCCATAACCAACTAAAGCTAAGTCATCTCTAGCAGTAAATAAGAAAAAGTTTCCAGTAGATTCTAAGTTTTCGTATCTTTCCCAAATGGGATCAAGAAGAACTTTATCTTTATTCAAAGTTAAATCTCTATAGTTTAACTTTATAATTTCTTTCATCTCGTCTAAAATCTCAAAAAGAGATTCTTGTTGATATGTTATCATGTTTTATCCTCTAAAAATACGCCAACCACGTTTCCATTCAGTATCTATGAATAAAGGCATTTTAATTCTATCTTTCAATTTTCTATACCTTCTCCAAGAAGCAACCTTTATTTTGTTTTCGGTATAATATGTATCATTTGTAAAATCCTGTATCTGTTTTTTCAAACACATCTTATAATCGACAAAATTATATCCAGACCATTTTTCTTCTGCGCTAGTGCTTATGGCATAATCATTCCATGATTTATTGTCACAGAAATGGAAAACGTTTTTATTTATGATAAGGTTTTCTGTATCAAGCAGAATCCAAAACTGTTCACCCTGATACTCTAATGTGTAATTCATCCACCAGAATAAATCCTTAACATCTACTAATTCTCTTGGACAAGCTGCAGCTAGTTTAGTGTAATATTGTTGGGATTCTTCTGTTAAATTCGCAATAAACTCTGGAATAGTTTGTCTCAATCTAAACTCTGGCATTATGTGATAAATGTTACTACCAAACATTGGATCAGTTAAATGTCCTGTTACGATAACACTATCAATTAGACACTGGTTTATAACAGAGTCTTCATAAAAATTATACTCTACAGTTTCAAGTTTATGGTGAATGTATTTTGCATAAAACTCAGGATATTCTTTTATAGAGTTTTCTGTTAAAACTATTCGTATTCTATCTGTTGGGCAATATTTTAAAAATTCGCATACAATTAGTGTAGAATCAATACCACCACTCCAAAATATAGATATTTTTTTACCAAGTGCAGCGTCAAGAATTTCATGAACTCGCTCATAACATAGTTGATCAATTGATTTTGGTTGACATAATTCTCCAATTGGAGTCAAAATTTCTAAATTATCAAAAGTGAATAATGATTTAGATCTATCCAGAATAAAAATTGCTTTTTCTGGGCTAGTCATAGAAGGAGCAATGGTTTGATGATAATAATACTTCATAACATACCAAAAACGTTCATTTCTTTTAACTGATCTACGCTATACATCATTTGTTCAGGAAACCTAAATGTTAAGTTATAATCTTCAGGTTCATTATCATAAACAGCTAAAACATGGTGTTCTTTATCAATTTCTTCAAGATCTTTCAGTTGATTTAGCACGAGATATCACCTTTATAAAAAAACCACCCAAATCAAAAAACTCAGGTCTATGATTGAATATAACAATTCTTGGATCATTATGATGTTCTTTATGTATCCACTCTCCAGCCATTGGGATTACGAATTCTAAAAACCAATAATTTCTAGGAGTTTTATCTTTATGCGCTGTAATTGTGTGTATACCGCTAGTTACAAGATAAAGACTAATTGGTAATCCATAGAGAAAAACCAAACCAGGGATACCAAATAATAAACAAACAAGTACAAGGTAAATTACACTTAGACTAAAGGAATGCTCAAAGAAAAACTTATGGCGAGGATCCCTTAACATCTTTAATGAATGTTTAGATAACTTTATATCTATCCTATCTTTAAATCTTAAAAAATGTCTATATGTAGAATCATACGGATCATTATCTGTATCTGAATGCTTGTGATGTAAAATGTGAACAGAAGACCACTCAACTGGAGATGAGTTAATACTTATACATCCAGTGATTGAATATGCATATTCCCAAAATCTAGAACAAGAATACATATTATGCGTAAAGTATCTATGATAACCAGCAGTAATAGTTATGGCTATCCAAAAATATAGCAACAAAGATACAACAATCCAGGGAATGGTAGCATAATAAACAGATAATGCAAAAAAGATTGGGAGCAACCAAGCTCCCAATGATCTATGTATAGACTTGGTTTTCATCTAGGGCTAATAACTCTTAAAGCGTATATAGTTTCATTGGAGTTGTTTTCCAGTTCAACATCTCCAGATCTAACACGAATTTGCCATGGTCCAATAAAACTCTTTCCATTAATTTGAGCAGTTCCTCTCACAAGAAAGACATTTGCGTTTTGAGGCAGTGAAGCAACTTCTCCAGGAGCTAAAATTATACTGCTGCAATCTGGAAGTCCAATAGGATTGTGTTCATGTGGGATACATAACCATTCAGTTTCAACTGGGAAAGTCAGCTCAAGTGTACCACCAGTAGAAGCACCAGAGTTTGCATTTTCAGCATTTAACCATCCTGGTGTTCTATCTTGTAAAACTTCGCCAGTTTCTTTAACTTTAACTTTAGCACAACCATCAGTGTAATAGTATAATCCACTAGTAACTAATCCATTATCGCCAAGAGTAACTTCACGGATCTCACTTGGTTGCATACGAACCAAAAGAGCGATACTACCAAACATTGCAAACGGGGTACTAGTCATATTCTTTCTCCAACCAATCTAGCTAAAACACGTTGAACTGCAGCTTCCATTTGAACTTCTTGATATAAACGAATTTGCTCTGGTGTAGAAATGTGAGTTTCGTTTGATGTTACTATAGGAGTGATAACTTCTGGGGTTTCCTCTACATTAACTACAGATTCTTTAAGATCGTTTAAGTGAGATAAATCCATAGAATTATTTGCACTTTCCTGTTTCCATAAATCAGATGGTGCTGCTGCTTTGAGTTTTTCTATAACTTGTTCTTTAGTCACAGTTGCATCAATATCCAAATATATTCTATTGGTGTGTGTCGTCAAGGATTCGTCTGCTGGTTTATATTCTACCAAAAAAGACTTATCTCCATAATTTTCTAAAATTTTTATGCTGAATGCTATCATGTTATTCCTTATTTGTATAATTCATAGCCAGTGGTGCCATTGGTTATAGATGCAGAAGAACTCCAATACCACATGCCATTGAGCCCATCTACACGATATGTCGCAGCAGATCTATAAAATGTACCAACACCTGGAGCAGTTATATATGTGAATACAGCATCATTATTAGGGGGTGCGGCTAATCCTGAATTGTACAAGTTTATATAAAAATAATTTGCAGATCCATAAGTTTCTCTTGCTATGGTTACAAGAGAGTATGAACCATAGTAAGTACCCAAAGTAGGGGGATTAGTAGACACAGAACCAAAAGGTCCTGGAGTTGGTCCTGATATTGGAGCGGGTGATCCACCAGTATAATTAAATCCTGTAAAAGTATAGTTAGTAGGTGATTTTTGTCCGTCTGAAACAGAGTAGGAACCGACAGTTAAAGTATAACTTTCAGTCTGTTTATATCTAGCATTAGCAAAACTACCCATTCCTATTTCACCAGAAGTAGGAATATTAGAGTTCATTGTTGATATCGATTCAACTCTAAAACCACCTCTGTAGAATTCACTCAAGCTGACTGCACCAGTGCCTCCACCAAATGCGGTTCTTAAACCATCGATATTAATATTAGTGCTAGATATTGTCATTTAAATTATGTTAATAAGTGTATGGCTTCGTTATAGTGTTTAATACGATCTTCTAGACCAATAAATCCACCATTGATTTTTCGCGTCATGGTTTTAATGTCTCCAGCATCGGCTTCTTTATTTAGTCCAGTTTTGTTCCAGAACCAAATAGCAGACATAAGAGCAAAGTCTTTATCCCATGTAACCCAGTCTGGGTTTTCAACGACTTCTTGCCAATTATCAAACATTTCTTTTGCAAATGCTGTATAGTTAGACTTTCCAGTTAGCTGAATTGGTCCGCGACCTCTATATTTATAACCATCTCCAGAAGACTCTGGTCCATTACCCATACGATTAGCATAAACCTTATTTGCAATCATCTCTGGCTTACGTGCATATGGCTGTGCAGAGTCAAGAGTAGGGAAATACTTCTTAAAGATGTTGCACAATCCCTGAGCAGAATAGTTTAGGTTTTCTTCAAATACAGTGAAACCCCCAGATTCATGACCGCATTGCGCTAGAAAAGCAGCAATTCTCTGAGGGGTGTTAATTTCGTATAATGGAAAGGTGGAATTCATAGATTCTACCCATCCATCTGGATCACCATTTCTTGGAAATAGGTGGTGGAATTGTTCTGATGTTAGCATGTGTCATCTTTCTGCGTAATCCTCATATTTAAGTTTAGCCAAAATATAGTCTTTTACCAAAGAACTTCTCACAATGTCATCAGGTGTAAACTCTATACGAGTAAATGCTCCCATGTGGTGCGCAATGTCAAAGAATTTTAAGATTCCAGTAACATCGCTTTTCTTTTTATTCAAGTCTGTCTGACGATAATCGCCACACCAAATAATCTTTGATCGATAACCGACACGGGTCATAACGGTATCAATCTCTTCGAACGTTAAGTTCTGCATCTCATCAACAATAATAATGGCATCGTCAAAACTCATACCACGAATGAATGATGTAGAAATAAACTCAATATGGTGTTGTTCTTCTAAACGATCCCAAGCATCCTTACGATCAAATAAGGTTTCGCAAATTTGACGATATGGCTGCTGATAAATTTCCATCTTTTCGTTCACATCTCCAGGCAGATGTCCAATTTCCCTAGATTGTACAGCGGAACGAACTACAATAATTTTGTTAAAGGGGTTTGTCTTTTCTAATACCTCTTCGATTGCTTTGTATAATGCACAGAAAGTTTTGCCTGTTCCAGCAACTCCATGCAGTGCAACAAAATAGTCTCCTCTTTTATATGCCTCAAAAAATAGTCTTTGATTTTCAGTTAGCGGTTGGAATGTTTTCATATCATCCAACCTAATGCGTAACGTATTATTGACTTTTGGTTTAGCGTCTACTTGGACGCTGTCAGTAGGTTTTGTTTTTGCTGCTGTACGAGCCATTAAAATTCCTATTAAAGTTGACTAGATCCCCTGTTTAATGTACTGCCAGGGGCACGTGAATGAATTTTCTGCAGTACTTCTTTGAAACCAGAATCGAATTTACGTGCACCAACGCGAACGGGATCGCACACCATAGGTGAGCCGTTTAGCTGAGATTCAATATTTGGGTTGGACTTTAGGTATTCTTCTCGAGCAGAAATGCTCATAAACTTCTCAAAAATGTCACCACTTGTTTTATCTCGAAATGCATAGGTTGGCATAATATCTCCTTATACTTTATTTAGCGGATTTTAGCCTTAAATTTTCTGCTCGCCTGTAAATGTTCTATTACTGGTGAACCAGAATTAACGCCATCAACCCAAACATAACTTTCTGGAAGTTCTGTTATAGTAACATCTGATTGTGCGAGAGCGACTTGTAATGTCCACTGATCCCACTGTCTATTATCTAAAGAGTTTAACTCATTCCATTTATGTAAGAGGTTTATTGTAGATTTAGTGTTTCTGAAAAACATAGTGCCAGACTGTAGATAGCTTATAGGCGATTTTAGTATTGAGTGATCTGGCAGCTTAAAATCATTAGCACACTCAGCTGGTAAAAAATAAAATCCAACATCAGTTTCTATTGTGTCGAAAAATGAAGGTATTTCTCTAACTCTAGAGTCGGCATCAGTCCAAACGACAGAGTCGTTTTCTTTTAGTTTTTCTAAAATAAAGTTACACTTCATTTGAGTGTTTGATTCCCAACTACCAACACCATCTCTATATTCTACATCATAGTTTGTGATGCCTAGTTTGTTCATGGATTTCTTTAGTTGTTCAGCATCCCATTCATAATGACCTGTATAAAAGGAGATTATCTTCATAGTTCAATCCAATCAGGAGTTTGGCGCTTCTTCCAATTAAACATAGAAGTTTTGGCGCCATTGTAGTAATTACGATAAGACTTGACTGTGTAGTTTTCAACATCACGAGATTCTTTGAACTCATCTGGCATTGCCCGCCACGGTGCAGAGAAGGGCTCAGTGATGCTAATGTTATTAGGTGGATTCTTAAGATATTTTATCAAGCGAGCACATGAATGAATCTTACCATAGCGGTAGTTATACTCACGCTGAAGTTCGATCCATAGATTGAATAACAATTTATAGTTGTGAATGCTATGACGAGCCCACTTTGCAGACGGATGATTCATATGAGTCGCTTTGTATAAAGTCGAATCACGATCATCGGGCAATTTCCAGATTTTCTGTTTGCGACCAGAAGGTGACAACCCTTCGGTTTCTTGACCGTCTAGAACACGATGCGCAGTGGAAAGAAGTTGTGCGTACTCTAGGATCATTTTGACTACGTGCTTGTCAACGTGTTGTTGAGCACAAGTCTTAGCGTCTTCGTGTACGTAGAAAATGTTCATGTGAGAATCGCACCGTCTTTATTGAACTTGGCACGAGGTACATCTTGCCAATAATGTTTTACTGTGCCGCTGCCAAACTCATCATGCTCCCAAATTTGCACCTGCAGAGAAACTTTAGTGATTTTGCCAGAGTCATCAACTGTCTCAGCTACACGAAATTCGTAGGAAACTGGTTTAACAAAATCAATAGGCATTGCAGGAATCTGCGCTGCGGGTGGATAGATTTTCTTGTTCGTTAATTGCATTATAGCATCCTAATCAAGCCAACAATATCAATAGTTACAAGCAATAGGTAGTTAGCCAACATGCCGAAAGATTTCCTAGTACTAGCAGCCCAAGCATACATAGCACAGCCAGTGATCCAAATAGGATATAAGATAAGAAGTGGAGGATTAGGGACAGTGACTGCCATAGTAATTGCACAGCCAATGCTAATACCCCAAGCAAGCAACTCAACAATAAAACGGATCCTATTAGAACGCCAGTCATCGCGAATCCAATTTAGTGTAGGTCTAATATAATCAAGCATGAATTGCCTTTAGCTGAAGTAGAATAGAGTCAAGAACTTTATTCGTTTCAGAGGCACTAGTATGAAGGATACCATGACCACCCTTTTCATTGAATGGTGTAATACATCCAATAGAGTCGTCGATCAAAATAGAAGTTGGAGTTGCGTAAGCAGCTTTTTCTACTTTGCTGTGTACGAAGTTAGCTTTGTATGGAATATTTTTAGCCTGCAGCCAGTTTAATTTCTGATACTTTGCTGAGTTGCCTTGGAATGGATCATGAGTGCCCATAGAGGTAAGGATCTCGATATTAATTCCATTTAAACGAGATACGTGGTTAAGCAACTCTGCGGCATCTGGCATGAAATCCAGTTTCTCAAAAATCTTATCTTCAATCACAGCAGAACGGAATCGTTTACGATCTGTTTTGTTGGGATCAAGTTTCATGTATTCTTTATTGAAGTCTGCAATAACTCCATCCATGTCTAAGTATAGTGTAATCATAGTCTTATTATACCGCAAAGTCGATTAAAAGTAAACACTTATTTTGCAACAAATTTAGTGAAATCTGGTGGCTGCCAGCCCTCTGGTTTAAGGATCTTTCCGTCTGCACGACGAATAACCTTACCAGTTGTAGGGTCAATTTTAGATAGGTTACTCTGAGCACCTTCTTCCCATGCAGCTTCGCAATCCCAGCCACGTGCTTTCATGTAGCCAATAATAACCCACATCATATCAAAGCATGCGTCCAATTCTTCTACATCGTCTGATGCGGCTTCGGCTTCCCAGAATTCTTCTACTTCTTCTTTAATTAGCTTTTTATACAGCTGAGCCAATTCAGATACATTAGCATCTGGTTCACTTGGAAACGTCTGACCAGCCGCATTCAAAAATGTAGTTACATCGGTGAAAACTTTATTCATCGGTTTCTTCCTGTATCAAAATACCAATCAGAATGTTGGACTGTATCTGCAGTAGTGTTCATGGTATTATCCATACCAGAGAGATCAGAAAACTTATATGTTTCTTCTTCGGTATACGCCAGCGTACCTTCTGGTACGAATCCTGCACCACGAAGGAACAAGTCTACATTGTCAAGAACATTATAGAGATAATCGTTCTCAAACTCATAGGTGATTTTCTCACCAGTTTCATGTTCAGCAATAAGTGTAAATTTCATTTCATTCTTTCTTTCGTAAAGTCCAAGAGCCATCATTATTGTCGATCCATTCAATGGTATCTCCAATCTTCCATCCAGCTGACTCCATCAAGGAATCAGGGAATTCTAGTATAAGATCCTTAGTCGCAGGATCTTCTTGAATTTCTAGTATATAACTTTCACTCATAATTTAACTCCAACCAATTTGTTTCTTCAGGCATAATCTCAATAACAATCCCATGTGGTTCAGAATTGGTAATCATGCTACTAAGAACACCATGCCCATACATGTTTGTACCATAACAATCTTTATGGCACTCATAGACAGAACCAGAAGCACCCTCAAAGGAATATACGAAACCTTCGAGAGTTGCTTTGGTAATGCCACTGTTTAGCTTCCATGCATCAGAACCTGCCCAACCACCGTACCAACAGGCAAATACCTTATAGACTATTGGGTTATCTTTGTATCCACTAATTTTAACAACTACCCACTTGTCAGGAATATACTCACTCATATTAAACCTCTACAACCTTTAGTTCAAAAGTATTGGCAATTTCTTCGTACTTGATGTAACCACGTGGGTTGCAAACAATGCGAGTATCACCAATCATGTAGTCGTAACGTTCATGAGTATGCCCGTGAATCCACAACTTGATACCTGGACGATCCAAAATGAATTCTTCCAAGTCCGAGTGGTATCCGCCATTCATCAGCTGATCTTCTTTGTAGCGAGGATGGCAGCTTTGATGACTAGGTGTGTGGTGACCAATAACTACAATGCTGGTCCATGGAGGCGTATCTTCGTAGACTTGCTTAATGTAACCAAGTGCCTTTTCATGTTCATCAACTGCATCTTCTGCACTAAACAATGCAGGACGAGTGCGGAATGTAGGAATCTGACGACCATCTTCTGTAACTTCAAAAGTCTTGTAAGAGACTTCACGGTCGCTATTACTAACACAGCGGAAATCGTTCATGCAACTCTTCATGTGGTACAGGGTCAACGGATCACGCTTGTTCATGTCAGTCCACAGAGTACTGCCAATAAAGCGAATGCCATTGAATTCAAACACATCGCGATCCATGATATGCAGGTTCTCGATGTAACCTAGCTTTTCACGCAAGCGAGGAATAGTCTTGGGAAAATCTCCATGGTAATGCTCATGATTACCAGCTACGTACAGAACGTGCTTGAACTCTGCTGATGCAGTCTGGAAGAAACGATGCCATAGCTGAGAACGACTATTCTCACCAACAAGGTTAAGAGAGTCGTAGTCGTTTAAATCCTTGGCAACAAGAATGTCACCAGCAAGGATTAGGATATCCACATTGCCTGGATTCTTAAGCTCAATAGTTCCAAACTCCAAGTGAACGTCTGAACAAATGGCTATACGTGCTGCGTGACCCTTGGTTAGCTTTACACTAACCTGATCACCAACACCGATGTTACTTTGCAATCCCATTATTTACTCCACATTTAACGTACGGATTATCACAATTCCGCACAGGTACTTTAACCTTTACAGGCACATAGCTATTATACGAGTCTTTCACTGAAAAGTCAAATGTATTTGTGGTGCATCCACTAAGTAAAAACACAATTGCAATCAGCCTCATTTCATGATCCTACTAATAACTTCCTTAGCGTCACAGAATCCACTCTGATCCACTTTCATCTCAAGCGCACGCATCTCAGAATCTACATCCTGTTCCATTCGAGCGAAGCGAGACATCTGTACACTACCCCATGCATTGGGAACATTAAGCTACAATTACAGGATCTTCCCTGATTACAGTCTCCCGTACAGTCACCCTTTGGTAACCTGCGCAGGATTGTTATGGCAATAGCTACCATGATTAGTATAATTAGTAAAGCAATCATTCTTCAACTCCAAAACGTCTACGGATAATTCTGGCGATATCAATCTCACCGTCTCGCACATATCCATCTGCAGTATTAGCACAATCCTGTATAATAATCTTAGTATACCTAGTCAACGCAGCTTCCCACTTTTCACGATCTAGCCCTAGTCCATAGACATCTAGATTAGACTCCCTAGCAGCGGATCGAATTATATCAAGGTCGTTCATTCTTCACCTCTTACTTTGCTAGAACGCATACTTGGGATTGCCAACAATAGTGTGCGGATACACAGCCAGACATAAACAGGCATAAACAAAAAATAAAATTGCTCATTCACTAACTCCAAAATGTTGTTTAATCATAACAGCTGCTTCTAGCGACTTCGCATTCCTAGCCGTATCAATACATTCCCGAACAATCAACTCGGCGAACTTTTCTAGTTTAGTTGGAATACCTTCTGGATTGTACGTTGGCAATCCAGCCTCATGAGCAAGTTGTTTAATTCGTTCGTTCATTTGTCAGATTATGGGACTATTGGTTATAGTACGATATTGTTTCTTATTGCAGATGATACAGAATCTTTGCTGGCGTTCTTCACCATCATAACCAGAACAAGTCCCAGTATCAGACCATTTACCATAGAAGTGAGTAAATGGTAAGATGTGTAGAATCCTAATCAGTATGTTCATTCTTCAACTCCGAAATGTTCTTGGATCATTAGATACACTTTGCTATCCACTCTTGTATTCAGTCGGGCAATATCAGCACATTCCCTGACAATCAACTCAGCGAACTTTTCCATAAAATTCACTTGAGTTTCCCAAGAGTTATTTTGTCCGCTTGGAAAGGTGGTTGTAGATTTAGCCGCCTCGTCCCAAAGTTCTTGAATACGTGGGTTCATTCTTTTGACCTCAACATTTCAAACAACTCTTTTCCAAGTTTATTTGTGAATTCTTCCTCAGTCATTGTAACAAGAGTATCCATTGCTAGTTCCATGGGTAATCTCAATACAATTTCCATTTCTGGAGCAAAGGTATCTGGATTCATTTTTATGTGTCTGCTAACTAGTTTCATACATTGTTCCTTCCGATTCTACTATAGCCTAACTTGCTTTTAATTTCTTTACGATCTCTGTTTTTCTCTGGTTTCCATGCCCTAGGATCAACTGTTTGACCAGTTAACTCATAACGAAAGTCCGGATCATAAACCATATATCCTAGCTTGTTCCATTTAATTACGCCATCATTGAATAGAAAGATACAACCGCGACACATACAGAAACTAGCACCCTTGTCGCTCATTACATTGCCATTCACTGTGCCAACATACTTGACCACATTACCCTGGTGCATTTCTCGCAGGGCTTCAAAGTAATCTATCATAGTTCACTCCCGAATAAAAGTTCTTTGAAATACTTTTGATAATCAACATCCATGCCTTTTGCATGTTCTGCATGTTTGGCACATTCCCGAACAATCAACTCGGCGAACTTTTCTTTGTTAAATTCCGGCATGACCGTCAGACGCCCATATTCATCATGGTGTCCTTTTGTGTAACCAGCCTGTTCAGCAAGTTGTTTAATTAGTTCGTTCATATTTCGCTACTCCATCTTTAGCGTCTACCATCTTGGTATTACGTACATCCGCATAGAATTCATTATTGGGTCGCTTAATTACATAAGCTAATCGACCACCAAAGTACACAGCTACCTCACCTACTAGGTTAGATTCCAACACACATACGTATGCACTAGAAATAGCTGCTCCACCAATACCACCAAACCCTAGAGCAGTACTGCCCCATGTCTGAGGAAACATAGCCATAACAGTGACATCCGATGGCGTATGCTTTCGAACCTTGTCTACAAAACAGTCTTCAGGTGCTATCGCGGTCTTCATCTGTTCTCGTGTTAGAGTGCTACGCCACGCATCGTGTTTAGCCCAATCACGATCTTTATAGTGATATTGAGAGAATGCTTCATACGCTGCATGAGACAAACTATGATGCAGTGTTTCCAGTGGATTACTTAGATACATGACAAACCTTTTCTAGAGAGGGTATCGGGTCGCAACCCTCTACCTGTTAAAATTTTTCGGCGGCGATTTTTGGGACAAAGTGATTACAAAGTCTTTAACCCTATTAAAACATGAAGAGAATAAATGTGTGTGGGGGTTTAAGTCGATATTAGGCTAAGGGAGGAGTCCCGTTGAATTAAAACGGCAGTGCTAAGTCTAATTAAACCAAGCACAATACCGAATTAAAATCAAGCAGTCAACATGTAAGTTGCAAGGTCTTTCCAGTCTTTGTTAGAGGCACGGATCTTGGACACAGCAATAAGAGTACGCAAGGAGATTTCTTTGCAATCAGACTTCAGTTCACGGATCAGAGCCAGTGCATCGGTCTTAACCTTAGCATCGTACTCAGGCAGGAACTCATCCGACTTTGCAATGAACTCCATACGATCGATCTTTTGATCCAAGGTCATGGACAAGTCGATCATCATGGAACGACTACGGATAGCTTGGTCGATCTTGTCTTGACCCATGTTAGAGATAAAGATCACACGACCTTCGAAGTTGAACGATCGTGGCAGATCTTCGTCCTTCATGTCTGCATTCCAGGAGATGATACGCTTACCATAAGAGTCAAGAGCACCTTTCAACAGGTTCAGTGCAACAGGGTCTTTCAACACAGCGTCACAGTCGTCGAACACGATGATAGACTTTTGGTTCTCGAACAGGGTACGATACAAACCCTTGGCAGTAGAGTAACCCTTAACCATAGTAAAGCACTTGGAGGCATTGACCTTCTCGCCAACTTGGAAATCACCAAGATCAGAGATGTCCTTGAAACCAGCAGTCTCAAGAGTCTTAACCACAGTGAATGTCTTACCAAGACCACCTTCGCCAGTGATCACAGCAGAGGGTTGGACAGAGGAAGCAACCATGGAAACCAGCTTCTCGACGAAACCGAATCGTGCATTGATGTCATACTTGGCTTCACGATCTGCAGTCTTTTTAGCAGCCATCTTGTCAGCCACCACAAAGTTGATCTTGGAACCAGCCATCTCCTCGAGACGACGTTCCACGTATGCACGACCCACAGAGCGGACCACGACTTTACCATTCAGGGAGCCAACAAATTTGCCAGAGGCGGAATCAAAGGAGACAGAGACGTTCATTTCAAGTTCTTTCATAATCACAATAGAGTTATTATACAGCAGATGGGAATTAAAGTAAAGCCCCTCAGCTCTGTAGGGTCATTTCTTGTTCCATCACAGTCTCTCCAGAGATCAGGACACCACGATAGGCAGTCGCATACGTCTCTGCCAGTGCTAGAATACCGAAAACCAAGGTTTTACCAGAGGGAAACAACACTGTATACATCAATCTATCCTTATCATCCAGTAACACAGTTATTCTACACCAAAGTCAAATATAAATCAAGTATTTTTACGCATTGCAGACACTCCAGACGCCATTATTGCAAGTCCAGCAGCTGCCAACAGTGCCAATTGCACCAAAGATGCAGTAGGATCAATGTCCATAGTGCCTACAGCACCAAAAACCATCATAAAACCAACACCAGCACG